ACTCGTGGAGAAAAGGAATGAACCAGCAGATCGCTGATTGGGCACGCCAGTCGTGGGGTGAGGTCATCGTCGATCAAAATCGCGTAGACCTCTTGGACAGGCTTTACGTCTGGGACGGCCGCGACAACAAGGATCACCCCATGCACAGCACATACACAGGGTTATATCTCAAGTACACCGCCAACTAGGCGGAGTCGCGGTCCATCCCAAATTGCTCGGCCAGGTTATCCGCTGCCTCGCGGATAGCCCAGGCCGCTTTTGTTTTTTCTAGCTGATGCAATGTGTTCAGCACCAGTGCGGCTTCAAGTAGGCCGCGATAATCCTGCTTGTTGAACAGATCAACGAGCCAGCGATCCTGCGCAGTCTTGTGGAAGCAGGATTCAGGAGTGTGTTCGATGGGGCGCATGGCTAACCTCGGCGGATTCTGAGAAACCAGCCTGTGTCGTTGCCTTCGATGAGCCAGCGAGGCAGCCAGTTCTTCCTGGAGTATGCAATGCCTGCTCCGCCTTTGTTGCTCACATAACCACCGTTTGAAAGATTCGCTTCACCAAAAGGATCGTTATGGATGAAATGCGTTGGCGTATATCCCACCACGACGCTCCAGTGTCCAGTACCAGTTGGGTTGGAAACTGGTCCCTTGTGTAGCCAACCCACGGGGACGGGATAGCCATTGGCTACTTCCGTTTCCAAATCTTCGACAGTGCCGTCCATCTCAAAGGTGGCATTTAATCCCAATGCTTTGAGAGCGGCAATCTGCGCTTTGGGATCTGTCGTGTCACCAAAGCGGGCGCGAAGTTTGTTGTATTCGTAATCGCCCGAAATCTTGCCGTAGTAACGGGCCACCATGGCACAGCTGGAACTAAAACATTGTCGATAACCTGTCGCTCCATCGTCAGGTCCCAGCTGATATTCATAGGGTACTTTTAGTAGTTTTTGCCCTGGCGGCACAACCGGTTTTGTCCCGGCGTGTTGCTCCATCAGTTGGATTAACTTACCTGGGTAATTTGGGTCGGTTGCATAACCTTCTTTGTGCAACCACTTTGCAGCTTCTTCACGGGTGGTGGTATTATTACAGCCTTTGTAGCTCTTGTAGTCTTTGTACCAGTGATCTACTAGATAGATGACGCAGGACAGTAAATCCGGAAAATCAATAAAGCTATCTGTAATAGTGATCCACTGCCCGTTAATAAATTCCTGCGTTTTTTTGTCGCTGCCTTCGCCTTTTAATCCAAAGAAATTATTTCTGCCAGACACTAATTTGCCGTAATTTGATTCGAGTGCCCATTGGGCAGCTACAAGTTCGGGAAACTTTGCGCCAGCGACGCGGGCAGCTTCGAGGATTCCTTCCCAGCTATTGGGGAACTGCGTTTGTTTGCCGGCAACGCTCCAGGTTTTGAACCAGCCTTGGTCGCGGCCCAGAATGTAAGGGTTGGCCTTGTTGATGGTTTGCTCCAGCTCGGTGATTGCCGCCATTTGGTGGGGCAAACCTTTGTAGTACCGGAACAAGTCATTCAGGCGGATCTTGTTGCTGGGCATTGGACCAAGGGGAGGAGATGGTCATGGCGCCACCCAAAAGGCGGCTTTCGCCGGTTTGAAGCTGTTCATCAATTTCGTGGTGAACGATCACAGGAAGTGGATCGGTCGGTTGGGTTGCGTGCCAGTCCGCTTCAGCTTTGTCGAGCTTGCCGGGCAGTGTCAGCTCAAACCACCATTGGCGGATGGCTTGTTCTAGTCGACGTTGCCAGCCCGGCTTGCCGAAAGCGATCAGAGCTTTTTTCCCTTCACAGAGCGGAGGGCATGGAACACCAGTTGGATAATGCTGTTGTCCTTCAACGGGGAAAGGGCGATTAGTTCGGAAGCTGCCGCAACGATGATCCAGAAAGCTGGATGGTGGATAAAGTCCATGAAAAATAGGAACTCTGTAGGAAGTTTAGCTGTAGTAGAGAAGAGTTCCGGCGCACGTAATAGTCTCTCCCGCTACATTCCAGGTAGCGACTGCTTGGTATGGACCATCGCATCGAGGATGGCGAATACTTAAACAAAAAGGAAGCGAAAGCAAGATTTAGGCAATCAATCCTTAACCATTGGAATAATTCCTGCGCCTATTGCGGTGCAGATTTGGGGCGATCTGCCACGCTGGATCATGTACATCCCAAATTCAGAGGTGGGCACACGCACCAGCAGAATTTGGTGGCTTGCTGTTTTGGCTGCAATATCTCGAAGTCGGCGGAAGATTGGCTGGAGTGGTACAGGGACCAGCCGTTTTGGGAGCCGCATCGAGAGGATGCGATTATCCGCTGGATTACTGAGGGACTTGTTGCGTAGGGTCCCAGCCCATGCCTTCGAGATACATCACCGCGATGTAGTGGTCTTCGGCGTAACGGCAAACGCTGTCCTTGCAGGCGCGATAGTACAGTTCGCCGCGTTCGTTTTCCAGTTGGTCCAGGCTGTAGCCGTTGCCGTAGTCAGTGGTGTTGGTAACGCTCATTTGTTGTAACCGACGCGCATCTCAATCTGACGCACTCTGGTTTCAAGGTCACTAAGCCGTTCTTTTGAGTCGTTTTTGAGTTCTTGGATGTCGGCGGCAACCGTGTTGACCGACTGATCCAGCTTGGCAACCTGCATAAAAAGACCAGCTAAGCCGACCACCGCAGCGGTCAACAAAGCTGGCACCATTTGTGAAAAGGGACTTTCAGATGGTTTGGCAGTAATTAGCGCCTCTTCGTGGTGCTCCATTGCGAGGCATACTGCCGACCTTTTTTATAGGTTAGCGTCCCTGCCCGCGTAGAGGTTTTTTGCCGCGACGACGTGGGCGACTGTGTTGTCCCATGCCTTGGCTGGTTGTTTTGGGGCGACCGGCTTTGTGTTCGACGCGTCCAAGTGCCGTCTTACTTTTTACGGCCATCAGAGGATTGCTCCTCCTGTAGCGCCGCCATTGAAAGTAGCGCCCACCCCATCAAAATCAGCACTGCCAGTGTCGCTGACAAGAACAGGTGCATACGGATCTACTGGCCAAATAGGATAATCTGCGCCAGTAATGTACCCAGCTAGTGATTGTGTGTCTACCGTCGCAGCAATAGCGGCATTTTTTACACCGGCAGCAATACGAATATCCTCGCGCCAAGTTTTAAGCGCCGGATCTGCAGGTTTGCCGTTATCGGCTTCACGAATAATGATCCAGTCAGTTGGCGCCAGCAAAGTGTTGGCGGTGGTACGGGTTTGTTGCGTCCACTGTTCCACAAGCTGAGTGTGGTCTTTCCAGATCGGCTGACCGCCTTCCGTCCAACCCCACTGAAAGCGCTGATCGTATGGACGGGGATCAGGCACCTCAGTGATGCCGATGGCGGCACGTTCCTCGGGGGAGGCAAGACGTAGCCAGTTGGCTGGGTACTGCACGCCGTTGTGGGTGAATGCCACGTCTGGGCTCAGTGGCTTGCCGTCGAGGATGAACATGGTTTTGGCTCCGTGGTTTTAGGTTAGCTGGGTAGCCGTGGAAGTCTTGTTCACTACTGGGTTAGCGTGCGCGGGCGTATTGGAAGGGCGATTCGGCGAAGGCGGCGTAGAGAAATACTTCCCCGTTTTGGTTGTACCCGCCCCAAGTGCCCCGCAACTTGAATCCATTAGAGCAGAAGTCTGTCCTAACATTGATTACACTACTGTCAGTTTCTGCTCCAGAGCTATTCGCCTCTAAACGTCGATCTGCAACATTGTAAGGATTTCTGGCGGCATCTAACATCAACCAACCGTCAGCATTCTGTGTGCGTTTAATTAGTAACCACTTTGGCCTAAACCCGGTATAAACAAACGGACCATCCGCGCTGCCGTTGCCGGTGTATCTGCCCATCGCAGAGTACCCGGATACTGGGGCGAAGCAGTAGGCGACGTAAGTGTATGTATTTGTGTTTGTCTCTCCAATGTTCCCGATAGAAAAAACTGTGGAAGTTGGGCTAGTGCTGTTCCAAGCGTTGAAGCTCTGAGGGGCTCCATCTGTGTTCAATTTAAGGAACTGAGTATTAGCAAGGGAGGAGTGGTAGACACCCCAATCCATCGTGTTACTTCTAGACTTAACAACGATCATGCCTGGCGCAGCATTAAGTCCATGACCCACAGTGGCGGCTGAACCCGTCCCCGTATAAGTAACAATCGAGAACCCCGCACTGGCATTAGCCCTCACACTAGAAGTGATGGAGCCTTGTGTGTTCGTAACGGTGGAGTTTCCGGCGTCCCAGGCCCAAGCGACGTAGGTGTCGTTGGTAGCGTTAAAAGAGTTAATGGAGGAATTGCCAGCCGTTGCCGTAAATCCATCATTGCTATAAGCAGAAACATAACCAGCGATGTTAGATGCCTGGACATACTCGGCGCTAGTGCTGTTGCTGAATAGTACGCCACCACCTCGTATTACATCAGCAAATTGATGCCACCAGTTAGAGTTACTCCGTGATTTCACCCATACAAAGTCGGGCGAGAAGTTTAAGCCGCTGAAGGTACGTGGTGATGACCCATTTCCGGTCCACGTAAGGACATCCATCACCGTGGAAGGCTTTGTGACTACTGGGGCGGGTAACGATGCAGTATTGAGTGCTTTGAAGCCGCTAGGGGCGGTGTAGGCGAAGGGGCGTTGGCCGAAGTTGAACGTTCCGCTGCAGTTTTGGTGACCCATAGCAAACGTATAGGGCTGCGATGTGTTAAGCCCGGTCTGCGTAAGTATCAGAGTATTGTTCTTGTAGAACTTGACTTCGTTGTTGTCTTTGTCAAGCGCGATGCCGATGACATCTCCCACCGCCGAAGCAGTTTGACCACCTGTAACAGAACCGTCTACCCACTTGTCCCCAGCAAAGCCGTATCCGACGCCACCATTTGTTCCACCTAAATAGCTGGAGCGCGAAGCAAGAGGATTGCAGACGCCGACAAGACAGCTAATTCCGTTTGCAAGAGATGTAGCAACAAACTCCGCATAGTATTTGCCAGATGAGATCATAATTGTCCCAGCGGCAAGGTTATGAGATCCGCCAACAGCGATGTCTAAATTGCCGTTGGTGAGGGTGACACTGCTACCCTTGTCCAAGGCGTTAAGCGTGCAGTAGTTGCCACGAACTTCATTCCCGACTCCGGTGTCCGTCTCGGTGCCATTAGTGGGAACGTCTACGAGGCTGTCGTTTCCAGAGCCAGCAGCCACGCTGATGTTGTTGACACTCCACGTGTTCCCTTGCCCACTAGTGTCCGTCCCTAATGCGGCGGCGGTGCTGTTATTGGAGAAATCAAGGTGGAATCCATTTGTACCGTAGGAACCACCGCTATAGGCTTTGGGTTGCCAGATGCCGTTGTCGTCGAACTCACCGAAGCTGGTGGGGTCTAACGCTTGACCGTCGATGAAGTGGATGTCGGCGAGGTAGCCGGGAAGATAACCAGAGCCGATAGTGGTTTTGCCGATGTTATGTGCGGCAGCTTGGTTAACGCCGTAATCAGTGTTTTGGGTCGGATTGTATGTTTGCGAAAACGCAGTGACTTGCGCGCCATTTACGTAAAGTTTTACTCTGTCGCCGGCAGAGGCAAGAGTAGTATCAAACGCAACAACAATGTGATACCAGGCAGAATAGTCTCTAAATACCTGACTAGTTTCTCTCCAGGTGGAGCTATAGCCGTTCACTCTAATCGTATCGGTATTGGCAAAAATAATTTGCCCAAACGTTGAATCGTTGCTGCCCGAGCCGCCAGAAAAAATAGCCTGCTCTGACCCTCCTGCACTCCGCTTCACCCACCCCGCCCAGGTCCACGTCTTGCGGTTGCCGGCAGATGCGGGGGTGCGACTAAGGTAAGCTGAGTCTGCTGAGTTGAAACGAACGGATCTAGAAATACTGTAACCCCCGCCTCCGCCACCTCCGCTAGCACCGCTGGCACCAACTAAAGCACTGCTGTGAAAAAGGCTCATGACAGAAAACGGGGGTAAGTAAAAACTCTAAAAGATCAGTTATTCCAGGGCAACCCACTGGCAACAGAAGGTGCACGTTGCTCATCAAGTTGCTTTTGCAAAGCAGCTTCGATTTCAGCAACTTTATCTTCACCTAGAGCATTTTTTACCCAGCCAATCACCTCTTCTGAAGTTAGCTCCGAATATGGAATTAAGTTCTGCGGACGCTCAAAACCAATAGAACCATAAGCGCCCGAGCTATAAACACCATCTTTTGCATCAATTGTGTAATGAGCAGTAAAAACGTACCCATCGGAAACCTCTCTCTCTAACTGAGAGATGTTCCAGGTGAACGTTGTAGATGGGATCGAAATGTCAGAAGAAGGAGACATGATAGACACAGTTGAGAACCTCTCCGTAAGACTATATCAGGCCTATGAGTAGTTTGCAGTAAACACAGTATGGATGCTTGTGCTACTGCGCACAATGTAGTCAACGCGATCAACGGATCCTCCGGCAGTCGAAAGGGTTGGTGCTGTACCGCCAGCAAAGTCCCAATAACTGCCCCAAGCAAGTGTGCGGCTGCCAGTTCCATCTTGAACAATAAAAATGCTACCACTTTGCCCTGCAGTCAGGTTAGTGGGGTTAGCAATAGTCCGGTTGCCCCCAAGAGTAACAGTAAAATTGCAATTAGCGGCAAAGTTAGGTGTGATCGTTGCAGCATCAGTAAGGGTACCAATTTCAGCAACAGCACCATTTTTAACTGTTACTACGCCATTTTGGCTAATCCTCATCCGCTCCGTTGGAGAAGCTGATCCATCCGCCGTAGTGGAGAACACTAACCTGCCCGGCATGTCGTTATCGCCGGGGGTGCCATCCACTTGACAGCGAATCCAGGCGCCATAGCTATTCATATCAGAGCCATCGGCGCCCGCAAAAATCAAATACCCGAGATCGTCATCTGCTTGAACAACAGTATTTGAACCGTTTGTTGTCCCACGCGATCTGCCTAGGACTATCACTGGAGAAGCGCTAGCACTGGAATTGTCGTTGCGAGCAACAGAGACTGAGCCTAAAGCTCCTGTTGATTCAACTTGTAAACCCCGCTCTGTACCAATCTGACGCGCACTAGACGTGCCAACTAAGAGCCTGCCGGAGCTGTCGATGCGGGCTCGTTCGGATCCACCTGTACTGAATCCAAGCGCATTACTCCCAGGTGCATACAGGCCAACATTCGAGTTCCAGAAGCGAATAGATGGTGTAGCTGCTGCACCGTCTCCTGCATAAAGGCGATTTTCTGTGTAAACACTCCCGGCAACGTGCAATGTGTCTTGAGGGCTCGCAGTGCCAATCCCTACGTTGCCTCCCGATGTGATTCTGACTCGCTCAGTGTTATTTGTGCCAAACCGCAGGTAGTTATTGTTGACTGCATAAATGCTGTTGCCACCGTCAGAGTTTGTTTGATAGATTTCAAGACCGTTGGTTTGACCACTATCCCGAACACGAAGTTTGCAATCAGTGCCAAATAGATCGAGAAGATTAGCAGGGCTACTAGTCCCCAGACCTAAGCGGCCACTGGAGTCAACGCGAAGCCGCTCACTGGAGTTTGTCTGTACTACAAAACTATTTGCACCGGAAGCAGAGGCGACAATAGAACCGCTTGAGTTGATTACCGTCTGAGCAGAATCAGAGTAAAACTCTGATGTTCCTGAACCGTTGGTATGGCGAAAGCCAACAACAGAGCCAACAGCGTCACACAAAGCTGTAGGAACAGCTTTACGAATACCAACAAGTCCAACACTGTCAACAAACAACCGCCCAGTGCCATTAGTCGAGATGGCTACTTGGTCTGCGCCGGGAGAATAAATACCAGTGTTGGTGTCGCCGGTAAATGTAATCGTTGGCGCTGCGGCACTACCAATCGGGTGCGCTGCATTGTTTGCAAATGTTGCCGTATCGTCAAATGTTGCAGCACCGGATACGTCTAGTGTGCCAGGAATATCTACGTTGCTAGTCCACTCAACGCCAGTTCCGGCTGCATCGGTTTGCAGTAATTGACGGGCTGTGCCATCAGCAAGTTTACTGACAGGAATTTCGTCGGGAAAATCGCTAACCCAAGCAGATCCATCCCATGTCTTCAATTGACTGGGGCTAACGCTGGTATCAAGCCACTGCTCGCCAACGCTGTTGCCCGTATCGCCGCCGGAAGCTGGAGTCGCATTTGGCGCAGTCGTTCCAACGTGAACCGGTCCAGCTTTTACAAGCAACCCAGAGGTGTTCTTAAAGAAAACGCCGGGACTGGTAGCTTCCGTGTTGACTGCCAGTTGCCCATCTGACATTGAGGCGGGCAGTGGGCGCTTATTGGCAGTGCTAGAACGCAGATGTTGAAGAGCCATTCCTTAACGCCCGTAGGCCGGAAATCACCCTTACACTGTAACGACCTTCACCTAAAACGTTCCATCGTCAAGATCGCTAGTCAATGCAACTGTGCCAGTAGCGTCTTGGAATGTGACAGTCCGGTCAGCAGTTGGATCTGTAACAGTAAGGGTTGTTTCGTAATCGTTTGCTGTTGCTCCTTCAAATACCAAATTGCAGTTATTAAGCAGTAAATCGCCGGTCATTGTGTCGCCGGCTTTGGCGACTTTTTCGTTGTCTACCTCAACGATTGCAGCCTGAACATTGGTGCTGGCGATATTGCCGGTCGGAGTAAAGCCGACATTACTTGCGATCTGTGCTGTGATCGTTTCTGATGTTTCAATCAGAACGTAGTTCGTGCCATTCGACAGCAAAATGTCGGGCGGTTCCAGTGCAACCGTTGGTGCAGGGGCTGTGCCTGTGCCGGATTGACTAACAACAACGTAGTAACGGTTGTTTAGCGCAGCAGCACCAGGTAAAGATGCGCCATTGGTGAATCCTGCGGCGGCACCTTCTGCTGTTACAGAATCCAGCAAGTTTGTGCTTGCGTCGTAAGTACCGGCAAGAACAATTTCACCGGCGCTAATGCCGACGGGCTGGTAAACGTTGCCGTCCCAAAGATACAAATCTCGGGTAAGCGGGTTAAAGAAGAACTGACCAATATGTTCTGCTGTAGGTTGCGTTTCACCAATTAACGAGACGGCATAATCACTTAATTTGACGCCTGTGACTGCATTGTCAGCGAATCGGGCGGTAGGCAGTGTCCCGCTGGCGATTTTTGCCGCGTCAAGATCTGGAATATCAGCCGCAAGCAAGTTTGATGTGCCAGTGATATGGCCCTGCGAGTCAAAAGTAACCTTGGCTGCGGTGCCAGAAACAACTGTGTTGCTGTGATTAAGTGTTCCAGTGCCGTCAACGCTCAGACCCGTGCCAACGACAACGGCACCCTTGGCGCTGACGGTCGCAGCAGGAAGATCAGCAGCAACAATCGCACGACTTCCGGTTACAAGACCTTTTGCGTTATGAGTAACAACAGAATGGGTAGCCGCTGCCGTTACGTCGTTATCAATCTCAAGGGTGTCGCCATCTACGCGGAGCCCCTCGCCGTTAATAATGACGGCACCTTTTGTTGAATTCGTTGGTGTAGGAAGATCAGTGCCGACAATTCCGCGATAACCAACAGCACCAGCTGCACTCGTTGGACCAGCAAGAAATTCCGCTGCGCCTGCCGTGGCATCAAGTGTCGTGGTAATCGTTACGGTGTCACCGACAGTGGAAACACTGATATTGACGATTCCACTGCTGCTGCCTACAACACTGTTGACGCTGCCGGCTGCTTTGACGCTGACCCAAGTGCTGCCATTCCAGCAGTAAATTTTGCTGTCGTCGGTGTCCAGTGCAATCTGACCGACAAAAGCGCCAGACACCGGAAGCGTCGTGACAAGATCGACGCTGGATTCGTCAGCAAGTTTTGCTGCAGTAACTGCGTCGTCAGCTAGTTGCGTGGCGCTAATGCCACCCGTCGCAATGGCACTGCCTGCAATTTGACCGCTGCTGAACAGGATCTTGGCGCCGGGGATAGTGGCATCAGCAATCAGTGTCGTTGCGTTGCCAACCAGATCCGTGACCGTGATCTTTTTGGTCTCACTGGCGCTGATGTCCGCGATTGCCAGTAAATCGCCGGCAGCGAGGTTGGCGCCAGCCAGGGCCGCCAGTTCGGTGATCCTGAGGTCAGCCATACCCGCTGCTTCCCAGCAATGTTTACAGTTAAGCCCAGTCTAGGGCTTACTCCAATTCTTCCAGCAACAAGTAAGAAGTGGGATCCTGCTCCAGCTCGATCTTGCCGTCGTCCTCTTGCAGCAGGAAGCGTTTCTGTTGTGTGCGTGCCTTCAAGCGAATTGGACCCGTGGCAACAAAATCCACAACACCAACGATCACGCTGTCCGGCGTAAAGCTGACTGCGGCGCTTGTTACCAGTGCATCAAACTCCCACCAAAGAGAGTCGTTGATCTGCGTGGCATCAAAACGACCCGTTTGCGACGTGGTATTTTCCGCTTTAACGTAAAACTTGCCGTGAAAAGACGAACCAACTTCAGTGCGGATTACAAGCTGCATTAAGTAATGGATGGGTTCGTAGCCAGTTGTATTAGTGTAGTCCCAGTGGGCGGTTACTCTGCCGCTGCCTGTGATTAAGCTGCTGTACTGCTGGCGATGCTGATCACTCAAGGCAGTCACATCAACTGTTTCACGATTTGTATTCAGCTCATACTCAACAACGTTGGCCAGCAAACGGGAGTCACGATCGCGGACGGTTACACGGATTGGAATGTTGCGCGCAATAGCCGCAAGCGTAACCTGTCCTGTTGTACTACCTTCTAGGCTATCGTCGAAATTATCGTATAACTTTATCCCGCCTAGTTCATCAATAAAGACGTACCAGTCGCCGCTTGTTTGAACGGTGCCGGCTGTCCATCCGCTAGCCGCAACAAAGTCTAAAGTTGTGTTATCAGTAGTGGCAAGTTCTACCAAATCACCTGTAACTAAATAACCCTCATCGAAATCAAAGCTGAAGCGGTTGCGATTAGCATTAACATCGCTCGGATTAACAATAGACTCCAGCGGACTTTCCAGTGACTTCCGCGTAAGCTCTATGCTGCCGATTTGTCCAAGGTAAATACCCATTAGATCGTTACCGCAGTGAGAGCACCAGTTCCTTGGAAATTGATCTGTGCAGAACTAACCTCGCCCACGCTGGCGCCAAAACTGACGCTGGTTACATAAGCGGTAAGGCGAATGTCGTGGTTGGTGCTGCCCTCCACCAAGCGCAGGCGAAGATCAACTGTATCGGCATCGGCAACGCTGCCAATCCGCAGCACCTTACGCAGAGCAGTAGCCGCGTCATTTCGACCAGTACCGTCGTTGTAATACAACAAAGTGGCGCTACCGCTAAATTCCTGCACGCCCGGTGCGTAGGTTCGTTGCGAATCGCCAAGGCTGGTGGTCTCCAGCATCTCAAGATTGCCGGATATGCTCCAGTTCGTTACCTTGATCTGCTCAACGTCGTCGATCAGTAGGCGACCGTCGCGTCCCGTATAAACCTTGGCCATTGCAGGTGCCTCCTAGTAGCAGTCTAGAGAACGCCGATCAGATCGACTTTTACCGTGCTGCGCCCTTGTTTGACGCTAGTAACGGTAGGTGGACCGCTATATCGCCACCGGTTGTTCCAAGGCGTTGCGTCAATTTCATCCGCACTACCTGTCCAGCCAGCTTTGGCTTCAGTTGGAATGGTGAACGTGGAATAGGTGCCGCGCGTTTCGCGGTAATGCGTCAAAAAGGCTTCGGCGTTTGCATCCGTGATATTGCTGTATGTAAGGCTCAACGTCATGTTGGTGCGCTGATCGCCATAAAGGATGCGGATTTCGACCCCGTTCTGCGCCTTGAAAGTCTTTGTAGGCCAGTCGCCTGCGTTGAATTCACGCGAAGTTGGCCGCTGGGATGGAAACGCCATCGCTAACCCTCCACGATGAATCCATTTGATTGTAGGTCTTCCACAATCGAGCTTCTAGTGGTGTTGGGCATAGTCGGGAACTCCGTGCCAACAATTTCAACCATGCCTTCCTCGTCAAGGCTGATTTGATCCACGCTGTACAAGTTGCTGCTAGTCGTGTTGGTTAGTACTGTGAAAATACTATTAAACAGTGTTGTCTCAACGGCGCGTCCATTGGCAACAGTCAAAGTGCTTTCTTGCGTTGTGTCTTCAGGCGGCAGGTAATAAATGACGTTGTACTGCCCATCGGTCAGCGTAGTGGCTGAGGTGATATTACCCGTTGCATCAATTACACCGTTATTTGCCGAGGAATAAGGACTTGCCGTGGTATTAACACGAATGTAGTCACCAGGCGACAGTTGCAATCCATAAGGACTGGTTTTGAACCTGATGGAGTGCGTAATGCGCCGACGGATGGACAGTAGGTACTTGCCGACAATTTCTGCGTGTTCGCGGTTTGTGCAGAAACGAGTTAGGTCAAAACTTTCAATCGGGTAAGTGTCACCGCCTTCTTCGCCCCAGCGCACATTGACTGTCCGCTCCTCCGGTAGTTGGTTGGGACGTTCCTGGCGGTAACGCACCACTGCCTGAAAATCTTTGCGTTCTTCTGATGTGAAAAATGTTACGGCAAAACTATCCTCAAGAATGTTGCCGGCAGTGAACAAACCCTGTACGGGAGTACTAGAGGCAAACGTTCCAGAAGGGTTGATTGGGAGTGCTGGACGCAGACCGAACCGCCCTTCGGCAATCGTGAAATTGGTAAGGAAGAAAGGCGCTGTTTCGTAAATAAACTGGCGGATATTTGTTGGCTCAGAAATGACACCATTGAAGTACATCAAATTGCCGTCGTAAAAACGGGTCAGTTCAGCAAAATTGCTGGTATCAATTAGATCTGTCGACACAACCGATCCAACACCTGCCGTGCTGTCGGTAAGTAGGTAGTACACCAGATCACAGAACATTTCGCTTGCTGCTGGATCATTGCCCGCATTTGGCTGGAATTTGCGGACTTTGATCCCATCGGACAACCAGAAGCGAATCTGATCCATCCGGCTAAATGTCCGGCTTGCCTTAAGTGACAGACCAGCCAATGTCAAGTTTGTGTACTCAGGTACGGCGACGTTTTGCCGCATTTCATTGACATAAACGACTTCATGTTCGGGACCACTTTCATTCGACTTTTGTAGCAAACTTGGATAATGTGTTACATCCGCAATTCGGGATGCTTCTTCAAACTGACGGGCGGCTCGTACTGCTGTGCTGCCTGTAGTAGAACGCAATCCAGTTACACGAAGACGGACGCCAACGGTGCTACCAAAGGGGCGCCATATATTCCCAGCACCCACTGTTGTGGTGATGTCGACGGTTTCACCAGATCGCCAAGTACCGTCAGTACCAGCTTCATCCACCGTAAACACGGTGTCTCCCCACATGTACTGTTCAGCGGGAAATTGTTGACGTTCCCATTCGCCAGCAGCAACAACAGTGCTAGTTGCAGTAAGACGCAATTCACGTCCACCGATAGTTCGATCAATCGTGCGACGACCTGTTGTACCGGCTGCTGTAGGTGCGCCAAACAATTCGTACTCATATCCTTGCTGACGGCCAAACACCTCTGTGGCACGCACGGAAACGATTCGCACGGTCACGCCTGTTGGGCTGTTAATTCCAGATGGATTAGTACGAACCCGCCAAGGGTTGCTGCTACTGGTAGTGAGGATTAAGTCGATATTTGTATTAGCTGCGAAGTGACCTGTGGCGGCAATCGGATTCATTGCAATTGGCACCCAGCGGAAGTTTTGCCGATTTCCGCTGCCGTTTCGCCCCGTGTAGTGGTCAAGATTGCGCAGATCTACTGCGGCGATGCCAACAAACTCAACGGTGATACTTCTATTGTTACCAAGTTCAAAACGACGTGTAGCGCTGCGCCGTTCGTTAAGTGAGTTGGGTTGCCCCAGTACTTCGTACATGAAACAACCAATTTGACCTTGTACACCAGGAGCCGGTGCGCCGCTTACCGGTCTAGGGAACCATGAACCGTAATCGGTTTCGTTGAATTGCAACGAAGTTGGGTGATTTTCAACAGTCGAGTCATCGGGAAGATACCGCACGACTTCCATTCCGCTTGGGATAGTCCGTGTCTCACCGCCTCGTGTAACACGAGGATCTTGCATCATTTCTGGGTTAAACGTAATTGCGCTCTTAGTTACTCGATAACCGCGTGAATAAAGCCTAAAACTGCCGTACTGAGTTTGGTACGTGCCAGTTAGCTGCGGGCCGTTGGCTGCATTTAGCGTCCACAGCTGCGACGTGTCTTCTATATGTTGCTGTACATAAGCGCCGGGTCGCGGCACTAGACGAAATTCGTAGCGACCTAGCTCGGGGTGCTGGATACGAATGTAGTTGTACTTATCAATGTTGTTTTCACCGTTTACGTTAAACTCTTCACCGATTGGAGCCCATTCATACGGATCGCCGCTTGCATTAACACCAGCCGGACGAACGAAAATTGTGAACAGCGATGAGCGCTTCATGAACATATTCATCACACCACTCTGAACCGCGTAGCCAGCGCGCTCAAGTCTTTTAAGCGGTTCGGGGCTAATTAGGCTATTGAAATTCGACAAACCATTTGCTCTATTCCACACTTGGCTTTTGATACCAATCTCTGTAATTTCGCACGCACGTGTATTTTTTACTGTTGCAAAGTCGACGCGCAGCAAGGGGTAATACGAAGGACCGATGCTGCGTGGTTGCAGATCATCACCATTTTTCCATTCAGTAATAAACCTTTCGTTGATAATCCCTACTCGACGGGCCTGTCCGTCAGCAAGAACTTCAATGCACCGCAAAGTAATGTCTTGACGTTGGTTTGTAAAAACTTCTCTCGTTCTTGATTCGACGACCCACACCGAACCACTGATAATAAATGTTTCCCCTACCTGCAATAGATCATCTGCGCGCTCTCTTAAAGACTGAATTTCATTGTTTATGTCTTCGACGCCGGCGTCAGTTCTTTCGCCATCTTCAGTTTCTTGGTAGGTGTCTGCAGGAACATTGCCTGGATGGATGGCAAATACAATGCGATCACCAACTGCGGCTACATACGATGCACGGTTCTCGCTAGCAGCTTGCCCTTCGTATCGAACAATCCCCATGCGGATGCTATAACCGCGCCCCACACCAGCCTGTCCATAGTGCCACACTCGGCTGTAATAATTATCTTCGCCAGATGCAGCTCGGTCAATGTTGTAATCACCTGCAATTTTAATTCTTTCTTGTAAAGAAGGTTGTGCGCCGTTTCTGTTGTGCGCGTCTCTGCCGTCTCCACTTACGTTTTCGACAGCTTTGATTACAAAGTTAAGGCGAAAATCAGTACCATTCGCGATTGCGGAGTAAGCGCCAAATGTCGTGTTTGACGTTGGGGTGTATGTATGACAGAAGCCGGTATCGTTTGCGTTTCTAATTGTGGGGCAAGTAAAAATATCGTCGTTAGTCTGAGGATCACCGCTTGAAGGAGTGCCGCGTGTTCCAGATAGAAGGTTGGTGTTATTGATGCGAGGTACTTCGTTTGTGCCGCGCTTCCAATACATCGCGAAGGAGTGCGCATATATCGCATCCAGCGGTGTGTTGCCTAGGAAGATGCCTTGTAGTACTGGCGGTTCAATTCCGCGCCCCAGTCCCTGTTCGCCAACGACAAACAGCATTTTGACGCTCTGCTGTGAGCCGTAGGAAAACGCACGTGACCACACAAGGCTGGGTGTAACCAACATGCCGCCAGCGCGTTCATTGCGGCGACCGAAAATGATCGGAATTGGAGTGTTGTAGTCAGCTAGATCAGCAAGCGAGTCAAATCCTGTAGTTTGACTGAAGCGATCAGGACCGGTGCGGCTGGCAAGCCTGCGAACACCCCTATCGTCAGCACTTGGGATTTTGGGCTGCATCAACAGCGATAGGGCTGTGGACGCTAAGCCGACTACCAAGCTGATAATTGCAAGGATTGTCGCAGTTTCATTTCTTACATCCGGTATGCCGTCGTATTCCGCTGGGCGGATCATTCCACGCCTTTGGGCTTCAGCGGCAAACCTTCGATATTCCTCTTCGCTGCAACCCAGCAGTTCAATCAGCTGCTTCTCATACGGAAGCAATGGAAGCCTTTTTGTGCCGCCAACGGGCACCAGTTCACCTTCTCCGTATTGGGGCAGATGTAGAGGATTCCCGCCTGCCATGTAACCGCAAATGCTGTTGTACCCTGCTTCAATAGCAGGACATCGCCATCATAGCTGGGGTCTGATATTCGCTCGCCCCATTGCAAAAGATCACGGGCTATCTGGATTCGTGATGCCGTGTACCAAGCCGGATTAAACGCTGGCGTCGGTATGTGCAGACGCCCTAATACTGTGTAAACCAAGTGGATGCAGTCGATCTCGCCATCCTTGCCGGTAGCGCCTAGCCGGTAGCGATAGCCGATCAGATCACTGCAGTCGGACATTGTTGGACACGGGCAACGCACCAATCAAGCGTTGGTTCAGTCGCCGCACTGGAAAATCGGCGCCAACAGCATCCAATACGGTATTGAGCTGGAGCGTCAGCATCGTTTCATCCCATTCCCCGCCCGCGACTTGGCCGTAGTACTGGTGCATCCGCGTGGTAACAGCACGGGTTTCTGGATCCAGCAACATCACGTACACAATCGCTAGCCAACGATCTCGCAAAGCTTCGACAGACCAGTTACGGCTGATGTCGTTGTTTGGGAAAACCAAGCTGGCGTCGGTGTTGTCGCCATTCCGGTTGATTGTGATGCCGGAAAAGCCGAATGGCATGAAGTTGTACGTTTGGTTTTCGTAGCTGCTGTTTTGGCCGATAAAAAAGTTCTGCGCACGAAGGCGGACAGTGCCGCCGCGATCTTTCAGCGTCAGATAATTGCCGATTGATAGTTCCATCAGATGCCGACCCTCCTACGGGTTGCAGGTGACTGTTGTAAACGGCGAAGCGTAAGTTGTTGGCCGCGTTGGGCGCCTTCGGCAGCAGCACGTTGCATACCTTGCTGGAATTGATCGGCGGTCACGTAATCCACGTTATTGATGCGCTCAACGGTGTAGCGCACGTCAATTGTGCCTGGTGCCGTTGCATTGGCGCCATCTGGCCCCTCGCCGCCGTCGTTGCCGGCTGGGATGACAGCAGAACCGCGTGCGCCAGCCGAATAACGCGACATAGCGGTGCGCATCTTGCTGGCTGGGATGACGTATTCCGGTTCGCCGCCTTCGCCAATTAGTGCGCGAGTGGGGCCGGTAACAAATCCGCCTTCTGCAAATGTAAAATTCGGAGCAAAATTACCTGCTACATCCGCTCCTCCCAACGGATTCAATGCGCCCGGCAGTTTTACCGGACCTGCGCCGCTAAAAAAGCTGCCGCCTCCGCCACCAAAAATACCTAGTAGTGTTTTAAAGGCAAACATTACAACCATTTGAGCAATAATTTCGGTGGCCATACTTACAAAAGCATCGCCAACGCCTTTGAAGAAATTGCTAAGTGCTTCTTGTGTAGATTGAGTGCCCGTGATTATGCCTTGGAACGCCGTGCTGAAAGCGTTGCCAATACCCATAGCACCTTGGGCAGCCATATTGATTGGGTCGCTTAATTCTTCTAAACGCTGTTTCATCTCTTTTATTTTTTCAGCGGCTCTGTTGCTTGGGTCTAAATCAATGCCAGAAGTAAAACCGAGTACGCCGACGCGTCGATCCGCGCCCCCTTCAGGGCTCATGCCACGACGTAAACGCCTTTGTGTCTGTTCATCAAGGATTCCTGCTGCATCTAGTTGGGCATAAAGTTCCGCCGTCTGCTGTTTTTTAAGTTCTAAAAGAGCTTCTTCGTTTTTAATTGTATCTAATATAACCTGTAAGTATTGAGTCTGTACTATAAACTCACGCTCTTCTTCGCTTAAAGCTTTTTTAAGTAAATCGCTAAAAGTAAACATACGCTCTACGCGTACTTTATCGTATTCGGCCTGTAATTTGCTTTCTTTTGTGTTGGAAGTAGCGATGTCTATATTTGCTTCCGCAAGAATAAAATTGCGCTGAGCATCATCTAACTGTTTACGACGTAATTCTGCCATACGTTCCGTTTCTTTGCGCTGACGTTCCAGCTCTCTTGCTGCTTTTTCTGCAGCTCGTGCTTCTTCACCGGCTAGGCGAGCTTGTTCCCGTTGAACTTCTGCCGTAATTTGCCTTTCAGCGGTTATTTCAACAAGCTCTCTTTTGTTTTTGAATACAAACTCGTTTTGTTTAATTAAACCATCAATAATTTCTTGCGTGGCTTTAGCGTTTTCACTGCGAATCTTAATTCTTGCATCGGCTTCATCTTGATACAGCTGGTTTAGCTGCCTTTGTTTTTCTACACGAATGTTAGTAAGTTTATCTTCGCTAGTAAGACCGGGTGTGAGAGCTTGAGCAGCGGTCAGGTCGATAGACGTGCGTACCACAGTCTGGTTGAGTGTATTACGGAATTCTGCTGCTGTTGCAACAGCTTCACTTAAACCGGAATTTAATTGCGCTATACCCTGGTTAATAAACTCTAGTACCTCTTTACCGCCAACCAACTGAATAACAAATTCGGCTGCCGTTTTTATACCTTTACCGAGCAAACTAAATATCTGATTTACGCCTCTAAAGATTAAATTTACTGCTTCAAGTATCCCTGCTATTGCTACAGCAAGAGGAGAAGCAATTATACCTACAGTCGTTCCAATGGCGTTAATTGTTTTGCGCCAAGAGTCATTTAAGATACTTACGCTATTTGCAATATCCTCTGTTACGCCAGGTAAGGTTCCCGTCTCGCGCGCTACTTCCTGACTAAGAATCTTCTGTGTTGTTACGGCATCCCCAACTTGAAGTAAAAGATCTAGTTGAGATTGAATTTCTTCTGTAAACCGGATTCCAGACTCTACTAGAGATGAAAAATCCAGTTCTTTAATAGCCGTGCCAATGTCGCGAATTTTAAGGAGCGCTTGGTCAAGAACTTGACCTAAAGCCCCGCCTAAAATCTGACCGCCAAAACCGGAGCCAACAAACGAGCCAGCGATAGAGCCTAAAACTGACCCAGCTCCACCGCCGAACAGTAGCGGGAAGCCTGCGCCAAGGGCCAGATTCTCTCCGAATCTTCCGACATTGCGCTGCATACCCCGAAAACCGGGGCTGAGCATGGGACCTGCAGTAGGAAAACCTCCGGTTGGTACCGCACCTAGAGCCCGTCCAGTACCGGGGAGGATGTTAGTTCGTGCACCGAGAATTCCTAATTCAAGTTGGCGTTGTTCTTCCGCTGTCTGTTTTTCTAAGAAACGTACACCACGCTGGCGTTCTCCGTTCAGTGCCGCTTCAATTCTTAAGCTACTGGCATTCGCTCTTACACTATCATCTAAAAGCTGTAAGCCCCTTTCTGTAAACGCTGGTAACGCAAGTTGTGCAGGTGTTTGTACCGCTTGAAATTTTGCGGCGTTTACGCTTCTAGCTGTAAGTGCGGCTATTTCTCCTTGCGCTTGTAGTTTTTTGTTTGCTATTTCTGCAGACTTTTCTTCCAAGGTTAGTAGTGCTCTTTGCAGCTCTAGTTCGTCTCTTCGCGCATCTAGAGTCCTGCGAATACGTTCTTCAACGGGAGTTGATTGTCCTCCAAGTACCGACGAAGCTGGTCCTGGACCGATAGGACCGGTATATTGTGTAGTTTCACGAATACCGGATTGGGCTAACTTTTGTTTACGGCGTAATTCAATTTCATCAGCAATAAGATTATTTTGTAGTTGTTGTGCTGCGTTTGCCTGTCCAATAGCTGTAACATACTGACTAATAGCGTCCGCGTAATCTCCTGAGGCTTTACCTGCGGCATTTAGTTGTATTGCTGTTTCACGTAATGTATCGGCCGCTTTAGCTACTACGCTTGTGTATTCACTTACGCTTTGAATAGCCTTTCTATCAATAAGTGTTTTTACGTTCGCATCTTCTACGGCACGAGAAAGTTTAACTACACGTTCTTGCAGTTCCCTAAGCTTGTCCGCGCCTCTTACGCCGATCTCAATATCAGCTCTGTAAGCCACGGCGCTGCGTCACACTCTGGTACTTCAGTTTACGCGACAAAAAAGCCGCCGGGTTAGCGGCGGCGTTTGGCTTTTTCAAGCTCCTTCTGCTGGTCCTCGTTGAGGATCTGGAAGTAGGCGCTCCAGCCGAGTAACTCCTCGGCGGTCATTGTGGTGCGAACTTCGGTAAGAGTTAGGCCCAACTCCTTGGCGACGCCAAATTGGAGCATGAGCCAGTTGTCCTTGCGGAGTTCGGCGCTCAGGATTTTGGGTCGATGGGCTCGGCGTCATCGGTCAAAATCGCCAGCATCAACGCTTGCAAATCCTTGTCCTTGACCTCGTTTTTGAGTACGTCCACCTCACCAACACTAAAAAGCTTGGCGCCGGACTCGTCGAGTGCCTTAGCGATCAGCAGCTGGAGTGCGAAAGCGTTGGCGTCGTCGGACTTGGCTTGCTTTTGGGCGCGTTCGCGCTCGGCCATCGTCAGCGGTGCCACCCACATTTCAAATGTGCTGCCGTCGGACAGATCTACTACTTTTTTGACCGGTTCAAGGTTGGCAGCCTTGCGGAGACGGTCGATTGCGCGTACAGGAACGGGCATACCAGTGCTTGGGGTATGCGACTAGTGTAGCGGACTAGAAATGAAAAAACCCCGGTTGTGAGGCCGGGGTTACTGAACCTACTGCACCGGCAACCTATCAGGCGGAGGTGCTGAAGTCGAAGGTGGGGGTGCCTGCGGGGCGGAAGTTGACGGTCACCGATTGAGCGTCGTCGGGGTTGATGTTCAGGCTGGCCGAAGTCAGCACTGCATCGAAAGCGATCGAACGGCTCAGGCTCTCGCTCAGGGTGCCGCCGCTGAACACGCGGTCGGTGTACAGCTTGAAAGCAGCGCCGGTTTGCTGGCGCTGCAGCACGTCTTCAATCATCCGGTTGGACAGAGCGGCGTCCTCGTTGGTCATGTAGACCGTTGCGGTGCCGGTGCCGTCGCCGAAGCCGCTGATGTAGCTACGGAAAGGCACGTACTGACCAGGGGTTTGACCGATGGTGGTCACATCGATTTCAGCGCGGCTGATTTCAAAGCTCCAGTCGCGGACTTGACCGACAACGGCAAAGGCCGCATAGGCAACCTGGAACTCGTTAGGAGCTGCGGCGGTGCCATCGTCGGTGATTGTGATCGTGCCACCGCCGGCGGTTGCCGAAACTTGCAGCACGCCAGTGGTGGGGGCGTAGGCGATCACGTAGTAAGTAGTGCCGGCGGTAATGCCGGCGGGAAGGGTGCCGCTGCCGGCGCCGCCGGTTTGGCTGTTTACCACGCTGAACTGGACAGGATCGCCGACTTTGAAGTTCAGGTAGGGGGCGACGGTGATTTCGTCATTGGCGACGGAAACACCGGATTCACCAAAGGTGCCGGTGGTGCCGGCGGGTTTGTAGTAAAGAGCGCCGGACGTGCCGGACAGAACGGTGGTGGCCATAGGGCGTACCAAATGAACGTTGTTGGGCGGGCACTGCCCGGCTTAATACAGGTTAGCGCCTGTAGCTAAGCATTACCTACGACAACACAGTTGCAACGTAGGAGGTATCTATCCGTCCTACGAAATGCGGTGCTTCCTCAGTCGCGGAAAATGTAGGACCGTTTATCTCACCAACGCGAAAAAATACGCCGCTAGATGTTTTTGCTGTGTCGTTAAGGGTTTCCAATGCGCTGACTGCTGTTGTCAAAAGGGTTTGGTTGCGGGCTGGGCCGCGTCCTTTTTCCGTAAAAATGCGGATAACAATCGCGCCACGGGCGTTGTCAACGCTGCTGGTAAGCGTGGGTTCGTTGGTAATACCGAAAGTAACATTGACGCGAACGTACTCAGTGGTTGTGTTAGGTGGGACCGCTGTGATGTTATCGAAGTACACAGGAACCGCTGGCACCAGTGCGCCAAATGCTGAAAGCAGCGGGTTTTCGACGGCGGCGCGGATTGCTTGGTAGTTCACAAACGGATCCTCCCTAATTCCTCGTCAAGTTGGACTCTTATGCGCCTATCTATAGCACCACCGCGCAGATAAGTTGTGTACCAATCGAGGGGAGCGGTAATCCGGTTTGGTCCTTCGTCGTCGCCAACAATATCTCCCCGATAACCGCTAACACGCGTACCTCGGTCGTACTCTTTTAGTGGAGTCGTACCTGGATCTTCAAAATATCCCTCAACTAAATCTCGTGCTTCATCGGCATAAGGCGAGAAGTTTGAGATTGTGTACTTGATGTCGTCAAAAGCAAAACCACGGCCACTAAGTAGTGGGGCAGGCACACGTTGAGGTAATCCTGGAGAACCGCTGCCGGCTGTGCGGCGGCCATCGGTTGTTTCTATTTGCCAAGAGTTTGAAAATTTACCTGACCACACAGGCCCCGCTTCCTGTAAATCCACAACAATTTCTTCTGCGGCTCGGGCTGGGCCTCGGCTAAAAGCAGCGACAGCAATACGATCAATGTTTTCCGCTAAACGGTCCAATTCGTTCAGAAAACCGCGATTGCGTGCCATTACTGGGGCCTCACGATTAGAGAGTGGTAAACAGGGTTATCGCCGCGGTAGGTGGTGATGGCGATAATCTTGGCTTCGCGGGTTGCTCCAGCCTGTGTGTACTGGATGCGATCAGCCTCAGTCGGATAGTAAGTGCCAAGCTCGCTGGCGCCGATGATGACTTTGAGATCGGTTGTTTGGTACAAACCTTCAGACTCACGTGGACTTACACGTGTAATTACGGCCTTAACCGTCACAGTGGTATCTGCACCAGAAACGGTGCCGGTTGTGGGGTTGTAGGTGCGGGGTGTGGTGGTTTTGATGTACGTGATGTTTTGGCCCCAGTCAGCCAAGACTGAAGTGGGAATTGGGGCAAAAGTAGTGTCGATTAGACCCATATCAACCTCGACGTAGACGGACGGCGTAGTTGGTGGCGCCGCCCATGCAATAAGCGCCGAGATAAGTCTGCAGCCAGGGGTAAAGATCAAAGACGTTGTTGACCATACCTGGTGTCATTGAGCTGGCTTTGTATTTCACTTTGAGTTCGCCAAGCTCCACTTGGTCGTACAGACCGGTGGTGCCAGTGCTGCCGGTAATAGCGTCTGTGTCGTTGGCAAGAGCGCGTGCTAATTCGTAAGTGGCAACCTTGATCTCGGTTGGGATAGTCGTGCAGACAAGCTCGATGCCGTCGACTTCAAAATCCTCGCGGGGCCACTTCAACGCTTGAGTAGTGGTGCAACGATCGCCATAAAAACTCAGTGCGTCGATCCAGCGGGTGGCACTGATCAGAGCGCGATTTTTTTGATCGTCGGTCTTATCGGTCCAAGTCGCAGAATCAGGGACAGTCTCGAAATACGTGTTTGCAGCGGCAAGCGTCACGTAGCTGTTGGCTGACGCGCCGGCAACAGTGGCATCAATGACGGCAGCCACAATCAGTACATCCTTTGTTTGAGTCTAGCGCCAGTCCGTGATTTCCTTTGTTTGACTGGTTCGCTTAAAACCATCGAGTGGTAAACCTCGGCGCCAAACATCTCAAGCTCGGCTTGAGCCTCAGCGTGGACGCCGTAAGGAACGTCAATAAAGCTGCGACAGTTATCCTGTAGTACGAAGAGGCGAACTCGTTTCATGACTCCGCGTAGAAGTTCCAGCGTTGAGGCCAGCGTAGAGCCGGTCACTCAAG